GAAATTTTTGAGATCTTCTGGAATGCCTACAGTTACACAATGGCATCAGATTAATAAATTGAATAAATCTCAATTTGATGGAGAGAAATTATTAATATATGGAGATGGTATTAGTTATGGCATAGGCTCTAGTGCTATAAGAACTAAATCATATGCTAGTTTATTATCTTCTAAATATGGATTTGTAGTTGCTAATCATGCTCTTGGAGATGCAACAGTCGGTAACTATGATGATACTGTATGTACAAATAAATCTGTATTAACTCAGATTAGTACTAGCTCTATAGATGATAGATGTAAATATTGCATAATATTTGCTGGTACTAATGATTGGTATCAAGCCAAAGGTGAACTTGGTACTATAGATGATTTTAATGATACTACATTCTATGGATCTATGAATAATGCTATTCGAATGCTCCTTACTTATGCTCCTGCAATGAAGATTCTTTTAGTAACCCCATTGTTTAGAGCAAGACAAGATTATGGAGACGGAAAGAATAGCGACGATTATCCAAAGAATTATATGTATCTCGATGACTATAAAGAAGCTATAATTAATATAGGCAAGAAATATCATCTACCTGTATTAAATCTATATGATAATTCTTGCGTAAATAAATATAACTACGAATCATATCTTATGGATGGATTATATCCAAATGATGATATGCATAAGAATATAGCAGACATGATTTATCAAAATATGAGTTTATACTTTTAAAAGGAGGTAAACTATGTCAATTTTAAGTGTTGATCAATACAAAATGATCAGAGAATTACCAGTCAAATCTACTATTGAAAATGGATATGACTGGGTTATTATAGAAGGAAAAGACGGTACTAAGAGAATGAAAGTAGAAGATTTTCTTGGTAACGTTTTAAGAGATAATTTATTTTTTGATAATGTAGGAGAATTATCTGCATCAGAATCTCTTACAGAAGGAAGCGTAGCATATACAAAAGGTTTTAATAAAGGTGGAGACGGTGGTGCTGCTAGATACGAAGTAGTTTATGCTCCAGCAATGGTGACCAATGGATATACTATTCTCCCTATCAATAGCAGAACTGTATTAAAAGCAATATTATCTCCAGACGGATCAGTTAGACCAGAACAAATTGGTGCTACCGGAGATGGTAATGTTGACGATACTGAGATTATTATAAGATTACTTAAATTAAATGAATCTATAGAATTTGTATCCAATAAAACCTATAAGATAACTCAAAATATTACTATTCCAAATGGTAAATATATAGATTTTAATGGAGCTACATTATTCTTAGATAAGAATGCTACTATTAATATCAAGAATTGTGAAAATATTACATTAAGAAATTTAAATGTGAAATGCAATTATTCCGGTAGAGGAATTTATGTTAATAAATCTAAAAATATAGAATTCATTAATTGTAAATTTACCGGAATAAAAGAAAATGAAAATGCAATCGAAATATCTGATAGCTCTAATGTTAAAGTATTAGATTCAGAATTTACCAATACAACTGTATCTGGTAAAGGGCTATATATTCATGGAGATACTTCCGAGAGTGTATTATCAGACAATATTTCAATTGTAAATTGTAAATTCGATAATATTAAAGAAGCTATTTCTGTAACTGGATTAGTTCCTGTCGGAAATGTAACCATTTCCAACGTAAGAATATTATATAAGAATAATAATTCTGGATTAGTCGGAATTGATAATTCTGTTACATCTTCTGATGTAACTATTGACAATCTAAGAATAGAAAAAGGATATACTGGAATATCTGTAGGATCAGGTTCAAAATCCAATATATCTATATCTAATATATCTGCTACTGATGTATTCGAAGTATATAATATTTCTGCAAATAAAGAATCTTCCGTATTACTTGGAGGAAATCACATATATTCATACTCTGGAAAAGATACTAGATATATCTTTAAGAATATGAACGCTAAATTATTCGTAAACGCATCAATCAAAAATACAGGATATACTCCTTTATCAGTATATACTAATCTCGGAATGGTTACAGATTATTCTGATCCGGAAAGATATATGGTTACTGATAAGTATACAGAGGATCTTTCTGGTACTGATGGTACTCTTATTATTAAAGACTTTAGAAACTGCTATATAGATATATCTGGAGATGTAGATTTATCTATCATAAATAGAGGCATCGAAGGTCAAGTCATAGAATTAGTATCTAGTAGAGGTAGAAAATTAAAGAATATTTCTTCTAATATTGTACTATTGGAGGCCAAAGAGCTTACTTTACATAAATATAAAGGTGTGAAATTCGTTTATATTAATAATAAATGGACACAAATCTCATGAAAGGAAGTAAAGTTGAATGGCAGATACAAATAACCAATTCAAAATTGAAGGTGTAAGACTCGAAGATCTTGAACCTGTATCAGTGTTGAGTGACGAGACAATACTTCTTGTTGGTATAAATAAAGTTTGTAGAATAGTATCTTTAAAAAGCCTTAGAGAAGCTTTTGCTGGCGATCCAACCAGTCCAGATAAAGATAGTGTTTATTACAATGCTACTTATATAGACAACAAATTTTCAAATGTAGAAACTAATTTGACAAATATGAAGCAAGATATTACTAATCTTACAAATGAAGTTTCTGCATCTATTCAGAACTTAAATGGTAAGTTCGATTTATTAAGTTCAAATCTTACTAATAAGATAGACACACAGCTTAATGAAGCTACAAAAACATTAAATACCAAATTTAATCAATATACTACTTCTACAGATCAGAAGATTGAGAATCTTAATACAACTGTAAATAATAAGATCAAAGAAATAGATAATACCATGAAAACGGTAGTTACAAAATCTAAAAAGATCAGTACTAATCTTCCTGCTTCTGGATGGGTTGGTAATGACAGAAACCCACCGTTTTCAATTACTATTTCTGTGAGCGGAGTTACAGCTACGAATAATGTAGAAGTATTGCTTCCAGGTACTGCATCCCTGGAACAAGTTGAAGCTTGGTGCGATGCTGGTATTGTGCATGGTACACAAACAGATGGAAGTATTACATTAAAGGGTTATAACTGGAAACCAGAGATAGATATACCTATTGAAGTAATTATTCGTACAGATATCTAAATAATAACGGAATATAGATTCGTCTATATTCCGTTTAATTCTCTTCACAAATTATTAATAATGAGAGTAGGAGGACTCTATAATGGCAAATTATGATAGTGTATTATCTCAGACTATAGATGATTTAAATGAACTAGGAGTTATAACTGGAAAAGAAAAAATGCTTATACAAAATCCTAGTAACGATGAAACACAAAGTATTACTGTAGATTTATTATTATCTGGATTGGTTAATTTATTAAGAAATTCTGGAGCCATAGAAGTATCTGTTAAAGACCCAACTGTTCCGTCTTATATAAGAGATATAACTGAAGAAGATTTGGAAAATTGGAGAAACGATGTAGAAGAAGTTAAAAAATTAAGAGAAGATATCTCTAGATTGCAGTCTTCTACAATTAAAGTTACCAATTTCTCTGTAACTCCTAATATAGTAGAGATCGGTAGTGTAATTAATTCTATTACACTTAAATGGGATACAAACTTCAGAGTACTTACAAGGCAATATCTGAATGATGCAGAAATTCCTGATATTACAAAGAGAAGTAGAACATTGGATGGGCCATTTACATCTTCACAGACTTATACATTAAGAGTCGAAGGTGACGATGGCAATTCTGATATTAAAACAACAGAACTTAAATTCTTGAATAATATATATTATGGAACAGAAAAACTTCATGATATTAATTCATCTTTTATTAATTCATTAAGTAGAGTATTAACCGAAAACAAACAAAAAGGTTTTACTGTAGTATCAAGAGAGCAGGAATATATTTATATAGCATTACCTGTAAGATTCGGAGAACCTAGATTCACAATTATTTCAGAAGAAGCAGATTTTGAATTAATCACAAAATTTGATCATGAAAATAGTAGTGGATATGTTGAAGAATATGCTGTATATAGAACTACAAATGTTCATCTTGGACAAACTACTATAAGACTGGAGTGATAAAATATGGCTTTAGATCCTAAAAAAAGAAAACAAGTGGAGAATTTAATAATAAAAGTAATGGATAGAGTTGATACTTCTGGTACTAATACTAAATATTATAAAGATTTATTTAGTAAATTATCAGACACTCAATTCATGAATTGGATGAAGAAAGAATATCCGATAAGATTCCAAATGAGAACTGGTACTACAAATCCTTCTATGACAGATATTATAGAAGCTTTGAAGATTATAAATGTACCTTTAACAGAAAAAATATATACACCTGCATTATACAGAGATAAGAATGGTAGAGCTGTAGCATCTCAAGAATGTACAGTAATGTATTTACATCTTAAGAAAGTACAGCAGTTTATTACCCATAAAAACAAATGGTCTAGTAGTATTGCTAATAGAGATAATAAGACTGGACGATTAGTAGGTAGAGATAAAGGTGCACTGACATCAGATAGAGAGTTTGAGTCTTTAGCATCCTGGGGATTAACTAATACTATGGAAGAGTTTGCTGGGTCTAGAGGTGACGATATGCAAGCTAAAAACTATATGTATAATCAGATTAGTAGCACAGGTATGTTTAAGTTAAAAGATATACCTAAGTCTGTAGATGGGGCTTCTTCTAAGAACCTTTTAAATACTTACTTATTAGGTGCTCATATTACGTCTAATCTTATCGATAAAGATAATTATACATATTATTCTTTACGTAAAAAGAAAAATCTCGTAACAAGATCATAATATGTAAAGGAGGTGTAATTATGGCACAGGTTATTACAGAACAAGGCGATTTAGGATTAGGAGTATTTGATTATCCAGACCAGCCTTTAAACGAATCTGAAAAAGAAGAGAAAGACGAAAAAGATAAAAAATAAAATAATGGGTAGTAAGGAATTTCCTTACTACCCATATTATTGCTTTATTTGTATAAAACTGTTTTAGAGGCGTATGAAATAAATAAGTCCATACATCCACACAATATTATCCTATTGTCTGGATTTTCCTTATCGTATTTAGTAACAAAATCATTTACTAGCGGGATACAAGCCAATAACTCTTTGTTATAAAGTAAAGCATCTAATGTAAACTCTTCAGATAAATAAACTTTTGCATCATTATCCATGCAGACGAATCTTTCTACTCCGGATGCTAATTTTACTTTTATTACGCTTAACTCTCCAGATAAAAAATCATTGAGTCCTAGCTCAGAAATCGACAGGCTTGGTGAATATACAGGAGTAAGATTTGTCATTGCTGGCGGATATCGATATTCCGCATTAGTATTTTCTTTTGATTGGCATGAATTTAGATCGCGGCAAAAATAACTATAATTGTCTTTTTTCATGTTCTTAATTCTCCTTTTCATAAATTCTTGAAATATTACTTGACGGGTTAACATTTATCGCAATATTAAGTACTACCTTAACTTTATCTTCTGATTTACCATCAAAAGATTTAATAAATTCGAATATGCTACCCATGCATTTCAATAAATTACTTGTACGATATAAAGCAGTTGAATCAAAATTCTCGCTTTCGTATACTTTACCATTGACATTTGTATTAATGTAATATTCTTTGCCAGATTCTAACACCATTTTTATCGTATTAAACTTTCCATAAAATGATCTTTCTTCTTCAGGAAAAGAATCCTTGTAATTATTAAATAATGGTGGTGTCGTTAATGGATGATAATATCCGAACTCGGTTCCATATGGGTGATACTGAGGGAATGGTCCGAGACTTCCTAATGTTGAATACGGATTATTATTACCATACATTATGCAATTACGGTCTGCTTGTACTATTCTATCGTATACTAAGCTCATAGCTTGATCATCTGTTAAAGTATTTCCAAATTGCTCCTTTGCATCATCAATCATTAGACGTACATGCTTTTCTATACTACTATCATCGTTCGGATCTATTTTGTACTTCTTTATTAAGTTTGAACTTTTTAAGTAATCTTTGCATTCCTGAATTGTATGACATTTTTCATCTTTTCCTGTGGCAGCGATTGAATCATTGTTTTTAATCATTTTCATTTTCTCCTTTATTTATTTTCGGTTTAGCGTTAATAGATTTTTCTAAAGAATCTATGTATCCTTTACTCATTATAACGTTACGTTTTGTAGACAAAGTAATACTCGTAACTGGTATAATTACGAATTTAATAATTTTGCTTGTGGAGCTTAAGTTATAATTATAATTAAAAATATATTTAGCTATATTTTTAAAATATTTGTCTACTATATATCTAGGCGTAATGACTAACGACCACATACAATCTAAGGATTTCAAAAATTCTACATGTCCGTCGTCATATACACGTACGATATATTCACTTTCGTCACCTTTTATAGCTTTACATATTACCATGCATTCATCTGCCATTTTGATAGTATCTTTTGGTTTTCTCACATTCTTTTTCCTCCTTATTATCTTTAGTTTCTTCAATGTCTTCTACACTAATAATCTCAATCATTTTATATCACCTCCTTTTATTCATAAGTATTATATACCATCAAATTACATTTTACAGTATATGGAAACATATCCATAATGATGAATCAATTCGTCATATTCATAAATAAGGAGGACTTTTAAAATGATTACAAAATTAATTGGAATTGGTGCTGGAGGAAATAAAGCTGCTATTTGCGCAGTTAGAAATGATATTATCAGTGTAGAAAATACCATGCTGATTAATAGTACTCTTAAAGATATTCCAAAAGACTACACTGGCTCAGCTATCGAATTTAGCAATAGCTATGGCGGATGCGGTAAGGAAAGAAAGATGAGTTACGACTTATGTGCTAATTCAATCCAGGACGGTACAATTCCATTAGAAGAGTTCTTGAGTGTTGGAAAAGAAGATCAAACAGAGTTAGTAGTTCTTGTAAGTTCTACTGAAGGTGGAACCGGTTCAGGTTCTACTCCTTTACTTGCAAAATATATTAGAGAAGTATTAGGTATTAGTGTACATGTATTTCTCTTTATTGGATTCCAGGAAGATGTAAGAGGAACAAAGAACACTGTAGAAATATTCCAAGAATTACAGAATAACTTCGCTACAGAAGCAGTTAAACTTAAAAAATATCTTCCAGAATGCAATAATAATAGAATTAAAGCAGAAGAAAAAGCAGATATCGATTTCTGCAAAAAGCTTTCTGTACTTATCGGATTACAGTTAAGAGATTCTGATCATAATATTGACCCTACAGATTTACTTAAAATCTCTACTACAGATGGATATATGGTTATTGAATCTGCTGTAATTGAAGATAAGATTAAAAATAGAGAGCAGTTTAGAAAGATCGTAATTGATATGATCGATAATTCTAAAACTCTTGATGTTGATGAACCTAGTCAGACTAGAATGGCAGTAATTATCAATATTAAGAAAGACTCTACAGATTATATTGATTATGATGATATTCTTACTGAAAGATTTGGTCAGTGCTATGATAAATTTGAGCATATTCAGGATGAATCTGATATGGATCAATTCATTGCATTTATTTCTGCAGGCTCTAAAATGCCTATGGATGAAGTAGAATCTGTATATAATAAATATCAGAAAATGACTGCAATGGTAAATAAAGATAAAGATACATTCTTTGGTAATATGCAGAAAAAGACATTTGCCAATGATGATAGCAACTTTGATATTGGAACGCAGAAAAAGAACAAAGCTGTTATTGATAAAGCTAATTTCTTTAATAAACTTTCAGAGGATAAAAAAGCTAAAGAGATTGATGATGAATTTTAATCACGATTATATATTATAAGAGTGACACAAAAGTGGTAAAGGCTGGAATGGTCTTTACCACTAAAATTTTAAAAAACAAAGGAGAGATACTTATGACTAAACCCAAATACCGAATTTATTCAGTATACAGTACAGTAATAGGAGGAGAAGAGCTATGAATCAAATTAGCAACAACGAAACATTTGTACCAAATGATTTTATTTCCAATCAAGTAATACAGAATATTCAGAATCCAGAACCTGTAAAAGGGGAAGATTTTGATGCAAGAAAATATGTAAAAGCAAAAGATCCAAAACTTAAAGATATTAATGTATTTTCAGATTTCGCTGAAAAGGTACAATCTCAGCCAAAACAGAAAGTAGAATATCAGGAGGTAAACATGATTAATACTCAAACAAGTGACGATGTATTATTCTCTCAGTTAGCCAATTATAGAGGGTTATCTGATACAGATTTAAGAAATTTAATCTGTGGAAATTTCAAATATATTTTAGAGAGAGTAATGGATCCAGATCCGAATAATAAATATAGATCTATAGTGCATGTATTTGTAGATCAGAGAGTTATTCAGATTATGATTGAGATAGCATATGCTCAGCCGTTATCTGATATCGAAAAGGTATATTGCAATAAACTTGTAACTGATTATATCAAGTTTGCAAGTGTTGAGAAAGGAGATACAAAACCTACGATCTCAGCATTAACAACATTTGCATCTGTTGTAAATAGAGATATTATTCAGCAGATGGTAGGATTTGGAGCGTTTGACGATAAAACAGCAAATAGATTAGCAAGAGCTAGTAGATCCAGCCTGAATGCTCAGGTATGTGTGAGAAATCTTAATGATGTAATTATGACCTTACCATTAAATATACTATATGAAAGACTCATTACTGCTATCTATTATACGGTGTGTGGTTCAAGAATCAAAGCAATTGATTTACTTGAGGGAATCATGTATGATGTAAAAGATGTAAGTACGATGACAGAAAGTAAAAGAGAGATTTATGGTTTAATTACTTTGGCATTATTTAGTATGCTGAATGAAATGAACGATGCTGGATTAAATACAACTTTATTAAATTACTCGCAGAACAGGCAATTATTATATATCGACAGACCTGTGAGATTTAATTTAAGAAGTTTTGCTCCATCTGATTTTCCAAGATTAGATATGATTATCAGAAATCTTGATATCAAAAATGGCAGTCCATTGTTTTTATAAAAAGTCTAACTATACGGGAAGTGGGGTAATTAAGCTCCACTTCCTATTTTATTTTTTATAAAATTTATAACTTCTAAATAAAAATAAATTTATTTGGAGGAAAAATAAATGGGACTTTTAGCAGAAAAATTTAGAAATACTGTTAGTAAATCAAAAGATATTAGAATGTCTAGAGAATCTGATTCAGATGTATCTTATCCTACTGGATTTTTAGCTTTTGATTTCTTAAACGGTGTAGTAGTTCATGTACAAAAAGATGACATGAAATTTACATATAATAGTATCGGAATCGTGGATGGTTCTATGGCTACTGTAATCGGAAGATCCGGTTGCGGTAAAACTACTTTCTGTGTGCAAGCCGCAGGTGAAATTATTAGACCTTTTGAAACTTCATGTATATATTATGATAGTATCGAGGGTGGTATTGTAGAAACACGTATCGAAAACCTTACGGGTTTCTATGGGAAAGAGTTCAAAGATAGAATGATTATCAGAAATTCTGGTGTTACAGCAGAGAACTTCTTTGAACGTATTAAAATGGTTCATGATTTAAAAATTGAATCAAAAGATGAGTATATGTATGACACTGGCTTACTTGATACTAATGGAGAAAAGATATATAAATTTGAACCTACTATATATATCTTGGACTCATTGGGAATGCTTATGCCAGATCAGTATGCAAACGAAGATGAATTATCTGGTCAGATGTCTACAACAGCATCTGCTAAAACTAATTCAGCTATATTTAGAAGAATTATCGCATTGCTTAAATCCGCAAATATTATTCTTCTTTGTATTAACCATATCTTAGACGATGTAGATATTAATCCATTTGCTAAGAAGCAACAGCAGTTAGCTTATCTTAAACCAGGCGAAAGAGTTGGCGGTGGTAAGGTAGCATTATATGTATCAAATCTTATTATCAGAATGGATGATCATTCTAAGATGAAACCTACAGAAGGATTCTGTATCAGAGGTTCTTTAGTAACTCTTACTATTATGAAATCAAGAACTTCTGCTGCTGGTAATAGTATCACATTAGTATTTGATTACGAGAAAGGATTTGATAAAGATCTATCTCTATTCTATACTATGAAAGAATTAGGATATGTAAATGGAGCAGGTGCATATCTATACTTCGGAGATAGATCTGATATGAAATTTGCCCAGAAGAACTTTAAACAGAAACTTCAAGAAAATCCTGAACTTCAGGAAGTATTTATTACTGAGGGTTATAAAGCGCTTATGACTCTTATTAATGATTCTGGAGAACCAGAAAACTATAAGGCTAAGTTCAATGTAACTACAGCTCTTATCAATAAGATGAAAGAATTTAATCAGATTGGTGTAGCTTAAAATAAAAAGGGTAAATCATAGGTATAATCATATATTATACCTATGATTTAATATAGCTATTTCAATAAAAATGAATTTAAGGAGGTTGTGCGAGATGGCAAGGACGGACAACGACAAAGCGCTTCTTGAAAATGAAGCAAAAAGAATTACTAAAATGGAATATGCATTAGGTAAAGGAAACTTAATGCCATTCAATAACAACAACTCTGGACCTCGAAAAATACTAGCAGGTATTCAGACAGAACACGCATTAGATATATTAAATTCGGAACCACCAATTATTCAAACTGGTTATGAAATCAGATTTGGTGATTTATCTGCATCTATTAAGAAAACAGATGGGGATTTACGTATTAGACGTAAAATTGAAAAGTTTGAAAAGGTTCCTGGTCATCATTATTTTCTTATTTGTACTGATGATAAGGACGATTCTATTCAAATTATTGAAAGGAAATGCTATAAGCATAATTCAGAATCTTATGGATATGCTATGAATAATTCGCAAGTAGACTCCTATAGAGTAGAAGATACTATTCCAGAGGGAGAAATTATAGCTAAGTCCACAAGTTATGATCATTATAATAATCAGGGTGTTGGTGTTAACCTCGTAACAGCATACATAGCAGCTGCTAGTACGATGGAAGATGCTATCAATATCTCTGAATCTGCAGCTAAGAAATTAGCAGCACCGTTGTTTAAGAAAGTTAAAGCTATTGCCAATGATAATGATATTCCTCTTAATCTTAGAGGTGATGATGAATTTATCAAATCATTTCCTGATATTGGAGAAGAAGTCGGAAATGGTATTTTATTTGCTACTCGTAGAGAGAAGAATGAAGACGCATTATTTATGCAGTCTAAAAAGAAATTAAGAGAAACTGTTATGTCTGATACCAAATGGATGGTTAAATCAGGCAAAGTTATTGATATTGATATTAATTGCAACTCTCCAGAGAAATTACAGGAGAAAAGAACTAATGCTCAGTTGCTTTATTATTATAATAATAAGCAACGATATTTGAGAGAAATTGTAGAAACTGTGGATCAACTGAAGGATCTTGGTTACACAAAGATTAAAGGTAGACTTGATGCTATCTATAATAGAGCAAAATCTGAGATATCAAATGCTCAGTATATAGAGAAAGGTAAAGTGTATTCAGGTACAGTAATTCATTTTACTGTAATGGAAGAATCTGTCCCAATGGTTGGGGATAAAATTACAAATAGATATGGCGGTAAAGGAGTTATCAGTAGAATAATTCCTGATGAATTAATGCCAGTATTAGAAGGATCCAATACAAGAGTTGAAGTAATATTAAATTCATCTACATGTACAAATAGACTGAACGATGGACAGTTAAAAGAACTTGAATTGAACTTTATTGGATCAGAGATTTTAAGATATATATCCACAACTCCGTTTACTGTGGATGAAGCATTAAAAGAAGTGACCGATTTCATTGAAATGTGTTCTCCGTTACAAGCTGCACAGTTAAGATATCTGCTTAATAGTTGGGATATTTCATATAAGAAAGAATATTTATTAGGAATGATCGAATCAGATCATATTGTTTTAAGTATGGAACCAATATCAGAATCTATAACTACAGATAGATTAGGGGAGATTTATGATAGATTTTCATATGTAACACCTAGATATTTATATGTACCAATTAAAGGAAGTACTGGTAATGTACGAATGGTACCAAGTAGAAGACCTATTGTATGTGGAAGATTATACTTTTATAGATTGAAACAGTATGCTGAAGATAAGTTCTCAGTAACATCACTGTCTTCTACAAATATTAGAAACCAGAATAGTAGAAATAAAGCTTCTAAAAACTTTAAATCTGTTCATCAGAGTACACCTATTAGAATGGGTGAAATGGAAAATGGTGATATGACACATATGCCTGTCGCTATTGTAAAAGAAATGATGATGCTTTATTCATCATCACCACATGGTAGATTATTAATGCAGAGCATATATACAGATGATCCGTATAATGTAGATATTAAACTTGATGAAAAATCTGTAGATAGATCTGCCGAGATTTTCAATGTAAGATTCAAGACCATTGGTCTTAGACTGAAATTCAAGAAAGTAAGAAGAACTTGGAAAGATCCAGTTCAGAAATTTCCGATTTATCATGATTATACATCATATAATCCGATATATCATATTTCTAATGAAGAAAAATACGATTTTAATAAATCTATTAAACGTGATTTAGAAGTAGATAAGAAATTTAAAGCTAATCCAATTTATCATGTACCGCTTTGGAAAATGGATGCAAGTACACAGAGTAAAGATATAGAAATGTATTCAACAGAGGTTAATGATAAAGCGAATAAAGCGATGAAAGAGCTTCTTAAAAAATAATAAGTTATCGGAGTCTATATAATAATAGACTCCGATTCTTTTAATATAGATGACACAAAAATATACACTATAAAAAGGAGGAAATACATATGAACGATATGTATTATTCAGTAACATTTGGATTTGGAGAGTATGGAAATTTGATGGGAATTTTATTCGAAGAGGTAGAAGTCGATGTAGAAAATGAAATCGAATTATCGAGAAAAACTGTAAAGGAGATCAAAAGAGAACGACAAGACGTTAATCATGTGAATATTATTGAAGATAATACCATTATATTGAAATTGTATTATAACGATAACTGTAATACAATTAAAAAGATAGAAGGACACGAAACTCATATTATGTCTACATCTAAATTCCAATCTGCTAAATATAGCAAAACTGGTAAAATTATTACATCAGAAAGCAACGGCTCACAAATTATAATAGATATAGAAAAAGAGACTGTTAACGAGATTAAGAAAATAGGAAAGAAAAGTAGAAATAATAAAAGGTTTAACGTGTCGAGTAGTTTATTATTTGACGATAAAAAGACAAAGATTAATCCAGTAATAGTTAAGCTAATTTCTGATTTATCTTCGATTAACTATACTTCTAATCTGTCATTTGATGATGGTATATATTGTACGGTGACAAATGACAACGATTGTAAACGTATTACTTTAAAAACTAAATCTAAAGAAGCTTTTAAGCAAGAACGGGATATGATCTTAAAATATTCTGAAGAATTTTTAATATTTTTAAATTTTGGAAAACAGGAGGTTTAAAACTATGCTTTATTTAATAAATTTAATCAAAACTTATTTTATGAGATATCATTCTAGAAAAATTGGAAATGATGAGGGAGAAATTAGAAAGATAATTAGGTTTTTATCTTCAAATAAGAATAATAAATTAGAAGTTGAGGTCGCTGAAGTCGATTCAAATATATTATATTCAGACTTAAAGAGATATATTGATAAATTTGGCAACAATATAGGAATTGTAAAAGAGACTAAAATGTATCACTATGATTTAGGTAGTATGAGATATACTAAAGTAATTCTATTCAAAGGCAATACATCAAAACAGGAATTAATATCAAGAGCAATAGAAATGCAATTAAAGAACCATAGTGATAAAGTAGTTAGTATGGATGAATATAAGCTTAGAAAGGTTAGTACTGTCGCCGTTTAAAAAAGGGGGTTTTACCCCCTTTTATTTTTTGTAATGGTGATATATTATATAGGTGACTTAAGAATATAAAATTTAGAAAAGGAGGTTTATCCATGGATAACAATATTACTATACTTAAGTCTTTAAAAAACAGTCTGGTTACTAATTCAGGTTCATTAACAGATATCATATTCGATTCAAAAGAAATGATCAATAGCGAAACAATGAACCTAATGAGTAAGCCGGTATGGAATAAGGAGGACGTAGAAAAAGGTGTACTAATAATCCAAATATCTAATAATTTATATAATAATAGTGATTTAGATATATTATTATTAGACGATGGAGTATACGATTTATTATTAGAAAAGGTGAGAGAGTATGTACCAGATATTCAATCTGGAGCGACTCCGCAAAATCTAGCAGGTTCAGCTTCTCAATTTATGGAGACTGAAGAAACTAAAATGTCAAATCCGATAATGCATGTATCGGATGATGAGATTGAAAAGATGAATAATATGATGTTTCCAAGCATCATAAACATCAGAAGAGAGTTTAATAGTAATGACGTTTTTGCAAAGGATTTATTGCCGGAGAGCAATGATGTCACGAAGAGATTAAGAAATACTCAGCACGAGCATCCAGAACTTGTTGGCACATTACACAAGTCTAAATTTGTATTAAGTGCTGATGCGATTGAAAGAGGAGTTTTCAATCAAAGTAATGTGGTAGTATTAGAGCGAGATTGGATTGCTCCAATGATATTGAGTAATTTAATAAAGCCTACAGATCAGTTAGATGTAATACTCAGCTTAAAGTATGATGGAATATCTATAGAAGCTGATGTAAATACAGAGGTAGTATCTGCAAGGACAAGAGGTGATACAGATCTTGAGAAAGCAAGTGATTTGACACCTATATTTAAAGGGTATAAGTTTCCCAATGCTGTAGATTTAGGGGAAACTATCGGTATGAAGTTTGAAGCTATTGTAAGCTATAATAACCTCGATAATATCAATAGATTAACAGGAAATCATTATATAAATGGAAGAACTGCAATTATTGGTATATTAGGTAGATCTGATTCATACCGATATAGAGATTTTATAACATTGGTTCCATTACAGACATCTTTAAAAGATGAGAATGGAGAACCATTAGATCGTTTAGTAGAAATCGAGTTCATGAATCGGTATTATACTAGAGAGATCATGTTTAAGCATCAGACTATTTCAGGAAATTATCAAAGTATATTATTCCAGATTAAAAGATATGCAGAAGAAGCTGAATTTGCGCGCTCGTTTCTTCCGTTCATGTATGATGGAATAGTTGCAGAGATGTACGATCCTGAGATTAGAAAGAAACTTGGTAGAAAGAATTCCATTGATCAATATAAGATGGCAGTAAAATTTAATCCAATGAGACGTCATTCGGTATTTAGGGGTTACAAATATAGTATTGGTCAATCTGGAATGATAGTTCCAATGTTTTATTTTGATCCTGTAGAGTTCTTAGGAGCTATACATGATCATACAACAGGGTATTCTTATGAGCATTTCAATAAGTTAAATCTCTATAAAGGAGATGTAATTGATATTGATTATAATCATGATGTGATGCCGTATGTATCAAAACCAGATATTCAATTTAATAGAGATAATCATAATAGACCACCAGAAGCAGATGAAGTATTTCCAGATAAATGCCCATTCTGTGGTGGTAAGATTACGATATCTAAGTCTGGTAAAGCAGCTTATTGTATGAATCCTCATTGTGTCGGTAAAGAAGCAAAGAGGATTTCTAATATGATAGCTAAATTAGGAATCAAGGATATTGCCGAAGAAAGAATGGCAGCGTTAGGAGTCGGATCTTTAAAAGAACTGTATGATTATCCATATGATAAAATGGTTGAAATTATAGGTCCTACAAATGCAGCCAAATTCAAAGATCAATTAGATTCTATCAAAAATAACGAAACTCCAGATTATATATTAATCGGAGCTTTGGGATTTAGTAACTTATCAGCTAAAACTTGGAGAATTATATTCGAAAAGATTGCATTAGTTGATATAATTCAATATTTAGATGGAGGGTATATCGATGACGTAAAAGATATGTTCTGTACCATTAAAGGTATAGGTCCAAATACAACAGAAACTATCATAGAAGAGTGGAATTCATTTAAGGATGATATTCATTTCATAGTAAATGAATTCAACTATAAGAATTCTTATGGTAGTTTTAAAATTCGTAAGAAGATTAGATTTACAGGATTTAGAGATAAATTTCTTGAAGCTATCTTAGACGAAATGGGTTACGATGCAGATGGAAATGCAGGAGTAACAAAAGACACAGCTATCTTATTGGTTCCGTACGATGGATATAATCAAGGTAGCAAATGTGAAAAAGCATTAAAATATAACATTAAAATGATGACAGTTAATGACTTTAAAAATTATATAGGGTTAGAAACTAAATCATTCTGATAGTACCTAATTATGATATCTGAGGGGAATTTGCATATTGTAAATTTTTACAAATATGCAAACCTCAATATAAAATCAATAAAAAAGAAAAGATATGCCGTAAAGTTGCATATCGAAAAATAAGGAGGATTTTTAAAATGAAATTAACAGACAGCAGCTTAATCGCAAACATGATCCAGGAGTGCAAAGGACTGTCATGGACAGTAAACTTTGGAGATGTAGTTGAGGTAATTCAGTTCAGTATTACTGGAACTGTCGATTTCTTAAAGCAAGTAAAATCCAAGAAAGAAAAGACCGCTTTAGTATTCGAAGATATCAAAGGAAATATGGTAGCAGCCGCTACTGTAGAGTATATCGAGGGCGAAGACGGTAATCCGGGTAACTGGTCTGTAGAGTTTACATTCGATCCAGAAGATATTAAGGATTGTAAAACATACAGTATCTATGAATCCGGTCCAAAGGAAGTTATTGCAAGACGTGGTTTTGATGACTTCAAAGTAAGATTTAGTGCACCAGATGTATTATCTCAGTTATCAACATTATTCTTCTCATTACTGAAAGATTTCCTCGATCAGAATGCTGTTGAAGGAAGTACATTCGAGCTTAAACACGATCCATATTTCGTAGCGACAGTTGATGTGATCGATGGTGAGAAAGTTATGTCATTCATTCCAGATGGAGCAGTTAAGAGACTGATTAAAGATGATGATAGCTCATCTGAAAATGCCACAGAATAATATATTATAAAAATAGTAAGGTACGAACTAAGTTGTTTAGTTCGTACCTCTATTTTACCACGAAAGGAGATTTTTTATTATGGCTGGCGTTGCAGAATTAAATAAAAAGTTTTATGACGTAGTTTCATTGGAGACTTACACTAAAAATCCAGATGCTTACGTATCTGGACATGTAGCAATTGAAGATGAGGATTATGTGTTACCTATATTAACGGGTAATACTTTAAATAATGCAAACAAGGTTGGTATAGATGTTGGTCCAACGATTTCTAGAGTATATTTACCAACCTCAGCAGAAGATAAAAAAGCATATAGTAAGGATAAATTAGTGGATTTCAGTAAAGCTAAAAGCTATGATGAGTTGGCTAATTTACAGCAAACTGTTATCAATATGGAAAAAGATGTATTGACCAATCCGGACAATACATCAGTATATCCTATTGATGAAAAAGATTCACCTGCTATGAGACTTTTAAAAGAAGCAGTGAATAAGAAACATATTAACTTAGATAACTACGAGCATAGATTCGGATCTAATTATAATAATGACAAACGTATTTTCAATAAAAATACGGTATCATTAACTATGATGGAACGAATGGCTGATGCTTTAGATATGAAGTTAACTCTTACGTTGCAGGATTCCAAGCCAGACGTTCCTAACCCAATTGGTACAGCAATGAGTATTGACGTTACAGGAGGCAGTTATGAATGTGAATAGAGAAGTGATCGAACCTAATCAATATTCTTTTATAAGAGAATATAATGATAAGAATAGACCACAATTTAACCCAGAATTATTTAATAGATCTGATGATGCAATAATAGAAGTTTTGAAAAAGGTTATATTATCTATCGAGAGAGATCGTTACTTTGTCATTAAAGTAATGAATTTTTCTGTAGTGGATGATTATCAGCAAATACGTATATTATTGCGTGAGCAAGAGAAATTCAAATCTAAGAATAAAAATAAACAGAAAATCGATGATAAATATAATTATATCCCGTTAAAAGATTCCGATATAAGATTATTAATCGTTGACTATTATCTGGAGGTCCCTAATCCTAAAGAGGGATCTCCTAGATCTAAAAATCTTAGGGTGCTTATAGAAGTACCTAAGATCGTTGACAAATATTATTTTAGAATATTTGGAAATATATATTCATCTCTATATCAGGTAGTGGATGGATCTACTTATAATAATTCCAATTCTGCAAATCCAAAGTCTCAAAATATAGCTTTCAAAACTTTATTTATGGCATCTAGAATCTATAGATATATAGAGAAGCTTAAAATGACAAATGGAGAAACTAAAGAATGTATCTGGTATATGAGTAATATCTTTAAGAAGAATTGCCCTCTTATGAGATACTTATTGGCTAGATTTGGATTCTATCAAACTTGCCAATTATTAAAAGTAAATGATCTGTATATTTCAGATCATGATATCGAAAAGGATGATTATTATACGGTAAAGAAAAATAATATGTATATTTCATTACCTAAGTATATATATGATAATGATCCTGTAGCTCAGAGTTTAATGTATACCGTATATAATTCAGTATCAAGGGAAACCTCATTGAATAATGTCTATACATTAGAGTATTGGATTGCAGTACTTGGAGATTCTTACAATAATAAGACTGTAGAGAAAGGATTAAATGTATTAGATTCTCTTGAATCTATATTGGATATTCCAACTCAAGAAAACTTAAAACTTCCAGAAGAATGTAAAAAGAATATCTATGATATAATTATATGGATTCTTAGGGAATTTAATGAATTAAGAAAGAAAGATAATCTAGATATATCTACAAAGCGTATCAGATATGAAGAATATTTTGGAGCTATTTATGCTATTAAATTAGCTACAGGTCTTTATAGAATATCTGATGAAGCTTCCAAATTGCAGATAGATAGATTAGAGAAAGCTATTTATACATTCCCAGATTTTCTATTGAAACAAATTTCAAAAGACAGTCTGGTAAACTATAATAATAGTGTAAATGATATGGATGCTATTACAGCTCTTAAATTCACTTATAAAGGGGTAAGTGGAGTTGGAGATGGTAATACTGCATCTATTCCAGTAAATTATAGACAAGTACATCCTACTCACTTGGGAAGATTGGATTTGGATAGCTCTACAGCAAATGACCCAGGATTATCTGGAATGCTTTGTCCGATGGCTTCAATTCATAATAACTTCTTTAGTGATTATAAAGAACCAAATAACTGGAGAGCAGAAGTCGATCAAGTATTAGCTCAATATGCTCAGTTAGAAGGTCTTAAAAATGCATTGGAATATCAAGGAACTATAAATGGAGTTAATGTTGAAGAACAGCGTTTAGCAGTTATTCAAGATACTCTTAGTTCTATTGAAAAATTAATTACACCTATAGCTCGTATTAACAAGGAAATTGATAATATTGAGAGAGTACCTAATAGTATAGCTGCAGCGGGATAAAAATTTTGTGATATGGATAGTATTAAGTAGCACATTATTATAAAAGATATGGGGAGGGATTCGAATTGTCAGAATCAAATGGACGTTACGTTTATTTTCTGTACTCTACTACTCAGAGAAAACAGAGAAAAGATATAGAATCAACGGTAAATCCTGCGGGTTATAAACCTAAAAAAGTTTTAGTAAATGGTAAATGGAAAGAGTTTACTGAAATGAATACAACAGGAGAAAGTAGATATTCAGATGCGGTAATTGTAGCTGAAGGGTATTATAGTCTTATGAAAATAAGCTAAGGAGAGAGTAATGAATATTCCAATACATCCGATTCACAGATTAGGTTTAAACCAGTGTCCAAAGTGCGAAGGTACTTTGGTGCTGGTAGAAAAAAGTATTAGTATGATGGATTTAGATAAAAGAGGTATACCTAAATCTAATAATTTAGACGATGAAGTAGAAATCAAACTGATTTGTACTGAATGTAAATCAGTTTATGATGCAGATAAAGAAGGTATGCACTATCTTATTAAGAGATCCAGTAAGAAACTAGTAAAGGAAAAGAAAAGCAAAAGAATGAAAGACTTTAATCCATTCTACTCATGAAAGTTTGACCATTAAGGATATAAAAATCCTTAATGGTCTTTTGAAGGAGAAACAAAAATGATCAAAACACTACCTAATGATTTAGTTATCTGTATTAAAGACTTTCTAGATAATTATGATGTAGATTATCCAGATACCGATAATATAATGAATATATCATCAGAAGATTATAAAGTATTTATTAGAATACGTTTAGAATCAAGATCAGAATCCATAATAATATATCTATCTGGAAATAACTTTATATATGAAACTGATAAAATTTTTGATGTAATAGTGCTACCATATGGATATATTTTAGACAAGCATGAAGATCATATTCCGGATAACGAAGCTGATAAAATAGAAAATGAAATTACCGATAAAATAGTATTATCAGTTAAGAATTATATTTCTGATACAGAGAAAATTATAAACTCTGATATAAAATTTAAAAAACCTTTCAAGAATATATTATCTTCTAAAGATGAAGAAATTATAAATCCATCTATAAAAATTGAATCAGAAATAGACGATTTTGCAAAAAATAAGAAAGTTTTCAACGTTAGTGTATTACCCAAAGAATTACCTAATTCATTACTTAAATTGATAAAAGTTTATGATAAAATACAAATAACTTTTAATATACATAACGATTATCTTAAAATGGATATACCAGTTAACTTATTTATAGAAAAAAGAAAGAATTTGGCTAATATTGAATACGTTCATACGTATTTAGTAGGGTCTATGGAGGATGAATGCAAAAATAAAATACCTCGTTCTGCAAAGACAGATTATATATTCGATTGTAATAATCCGAATAATGACGTGTCAACTGTGATGCTGACAAACGTAGTAAAGATAATCTTCTTAAAAATTTATATAACGCGGTGAATGCTTGTACTTCCTATATGAAAAAAGTAGGAGATGACAAGATCACATATATCATTTATGTATACAGGAGGACAGAATTATGATTTACACAAAAGTGGCAGAAACATTAAACCGATTAATTGGGCGTGAACCAAACCCGAAGGAAACAATTGAAGTACTTGCAGATGATCAATTATCAAAAGCTGTATCTGTAGCGTGCTTATCAGCAGGAGGCATTAAAATATCTAATATCGGTAGAATTACAAAAGTAGAAGATAAACATGTACATTGCATTATATGTGAACTTAATGAAGAAGCTGTCGATAAATTTGTCGAAGTAGCTTCCAAAAGTAGTGATTTAACAGATGAACAAAAAGCTGTTGCTGGATCTTTGTTCTTATCAGTATGCACTGTCAAATACGGAGATGATTGCTACACAATTTTATTTACTGGAGAATTATACAACGGAGAATTTGCATTAATTACCAAAGTATATGAAGTACTTACCAATGAATATATGTATAGTTTATCAGCATTAGGTTTAATTGATGGAATGAGTGAAATAGATAATTATGCAGAAAGAGCATATATTCTTAGTTGCTTCTACATTCCAGCAATGCTGACACCTATTTCTAAATTACCAGAACATATTCGTGAATATGAACCTTTAAAGCAGTTTGTTAGATATATAAAAGAGCATTGTAAAAATAATGTTTGGTATACATCATTATTTGATTATAATGAAATTACAACTATAGGAGACTGTTTAGGATATGAACAAATCTTATTTGATGAAGAGGATATAGAAAATGACGAAGACGTTACGACCCTTGATATATCATGATCATCACGAGAGCTGTCCAAAGTGTAATGCTTTGGACAGTCTTGAATTGTTTGATAATTACAATAGACCTTTTAATTATCAAATGCTTTTAAGCACTCATGACACAAGTAAACTTAAAAACAGAAGTTTTAGATATTTCAAATGCAATAAATGCAAAGAAATATTTAAAATAGATTGGACTGGATGTGTTCCAGTACCAATGAAAATTTCAAAAATGGAAGATTTCATAGAAGTATGCAAAGCACTAAAAGAAAAGGAGAAAACACTATGAGAAATTTAACAATGGAAGAAAAAATGGAATTCGCTAAAGAAATGAATAAATTTTGTGAAGAGAATCAGAATTTTTGTGAAGATGTAAAACAGTTAGCACTTTTAATGAAAGGATCTATTAACTTTGATGATGGAACTAATATATTAGCTCCGAACTACGGAGATAATATATCAACTGACGATAAAGCTTTCGTTATGGCAAATATTGAAAGAGCTATGATAAAAGGGAACTTATTTAAAGAAAATAGATTTCTTCATGATTGCACTAAAGATAGTAGAGAAGTATTTGTTGGTGCATGTCCCAACGCTGATAAAGATACTTTAACTGTATTTGCCATAGACGATTCATTTAAAGATGAATATATTGCACAGGCAGTAAATTTAGAAGATAATAAGAAAATTATTATACTTGCTATTGGAAAGAAATACGAAGACTTTCTCGATAAATTAGGAATCGATAATACCGAAATTATAAAAGCATTTATTCATGTAATGAAAGAATTTGTAAATCTTATGTATCATGATATAAATCAGCAATACGCTATACCATCAGCACTGTCTTCATTATTCCTTACAGTAGCATCATTTTATCCTACAGAATTTGAAAATAATTTATTTGCAGATGAAGAGTATGGATGGTTCTATTATAGTATACTTAACACGAGAGAATATAAAAGGTTATCTCTCAATAATTTAAAGAACATGGTCGAAGAAGATGATCCTTTATCTAATCTATTAGATAAAGCCGACATTAAAGAATTAGCAGGGTTTACTAGAAACGTGATATCATGCATTACCAAGTTTTTAGATAAAAAGCCTAAAGCTACAGACGAAGATAAACGTGCAATTAAACGTTTTGATTACATGAATCCGAAGAAAGAAAAGTATGTAAAAGATATGGAAATTGACGAATGGTTAAATACACCATTATATTCATATATCTGCGAATATAATGGAGATAAATATATAATGGCTGTATCGGAATGCTTTTCTATGCCTAAAATTAGTAATGATTTTCCTGCTGGACATTTGATTACTATTCCTGGAAATATTAATGGATCAGAGAAAGAAATTATAAAGATCGCATATGATATATTAAAATTTATCATAAATGATCTCTCTGATGACGAAGAATTCGAAATAGACAGAATGGGAGGTATCTTTTCTATAGCTAATCTGTTAAATTTCAAAATGGTTCCAGATACATTTGAACTTATCCCAGATGGATTTATTAAATCGAATGTGGAAAGTTATTTAAAGTTTCGTGAAAATGCACTTAAAGTATTAAATATAAATGCATAATTATAAGAGGAGTAGGGAATACCTACTCCTCTTATTTTTTTAATTGATTCGAAACCTAATTATAATCTAAGAAAGAAGGTACTTTAAATGAAACTATTACGCTTGTATATGAAAAATTATGCTGGCATAAAAAGAGCCAGTGGATTAGATGAAATCTGTATAGATTTCAGTAAATGTATTTCTAATATTGTGCTGATTATTGGTCCTAATGGATCAGGAAAAACTACTATATTGGACGCTTCGAGTCCATTACCGGATAGTAATAGTAGTATGGTAGATGGAAAAGAAGGGATTAAAGAAATATCATATATTGATAATGATGTAATATATAATTTAAGAATAGTACATCCTGTAAAATATGATGGCACTAGATCTGTAATAAAAGGGTTTATTACTAAAATAAATCCAGGAGGAGATACGGAAGAATTAAATAGTAATGGTAATATTACTTCATACAAAGATACTATATACAATCTGTTCGGATTAGATCCTAATTATGTGTCTTTAACGAAATTATCTATGGATGATAGAGGTATTGTATCTAAAAGTCCAAATGAAAGAAAAAGATTTGTAACTGCTATTCTTGAATCTGTAGAGGTTTATAATAATATCTATAAAACTTTGAGTAAAAGAGCTTCTGCATTTAAATCATTGATAAATAGTGCAGCTTCTAAAATAAGTGCTATTGGTAATGAAGAAGAATTGAAAAACAGATTGGTTGCATTAGAAGAAAGGATCAAGTATCTTACTATAGAGAAAGAAAAATACTCAAAATCTCTTTCAGATAATGAAGCATCTGTTAAAGTATTGGATCCTGATGGTTCTATACAAGAAAAATATAATAATATAGTTATTCAGATTCAATCTTTATCTGCAGAAAAGAAAAATCTTGAGCTTATTATTAATAGATATGATTATAAAGATAGAGAGGATTTATTAAAGAATATCAATTCTTTAAAAAGTAATATTACTAATATAGAGAGAGATATTAATGATTTACGTAAAGAGAATGAGATAATGCTTTCTTATTTAAGTAAAGATGACGAGCAATTAAAAGCTAAGAAGATAAAATTAAGTACTTTAACTGCTGATGGTAATTTATCTATATTACAGAATAAATTAGATTCTTTAATAAAGAAGAATGAGGAAATAAAGAAATTTATTCCGGATAATTTTAATATAAATATATCTGTGACAGAGTTTGCTGCAGGTATGAATACATTGAATCTTATTATAGAAGATATCAATAGAATAAAAGAGCAATCTTTTATGGAAAATCTTAAATATATATACGATATAATATCTAATGGTAAAAATATCATTGATATATTAAAAGAAACCAGATTAAACAAATTAGCATCTGAGGATAAAATCAGAGAGTTGAAATATAATATATCTTTATGCGATAACGATATAGAGCTAATGAAATCTCTGGATAAACGTCCGTCTGGATGTAACGATGATAGTTGTCCATTTATTAAATCAGCAGTAGAAGCTCAGAAAAGAGACCCTCTAAAGAAAAAAGAATCTTTAGGGAAAGAATTATTTGATTCTCAGATGGATCTTACTATATATTCTGATACTATAGTAGAACTTGAAGACGATCTTGATATTATTAATAGACTAAATGTAATATTAAGATCAATAGAATCTAATAAAGAAATATTTATACAGATAGGTGCTTCATTTATTATTGATAATAATAACGTAATGAAGTATCTTATAAGTGAATTCGATTTAAATAAAGCTACAGAATCTGTCATGAATAATCTTGAAATAGTAAATCAGATGGAATTATATAAGAATAATCAGACAGAAATAGATATATTATCAACTAAATTGGATGCTCTTAAGGATAAGATAGATCTTATAAATGAATTAAATTCTGATATAAAGAGCCTTTCTGAGAAATTGAATGATTATAATATCAAGATAGATGAAAATAATAAAAATATAGATTATTTGTCAAAAGAATTTGTATCTAAGAGTGCTCAATTAAATAACTTAGAAGAATTAAATAGGAGATATGACGAATATGGTATGGTCTGTGATAAGATTAATACTCTTAGTAATAATGGTAGTGTGTTATCTAAAGATATAGAATCTATTAGAATCTGTTTAGATAATATAAATAAAATTCAATCATCTATAAATAATTTTAATTCTGAGCTTGAACCGGCACAGAAAGAACAAGAAGAAATTAAGTTCTCTCTCAAAATGCTCGATCAGTATCAAAAAGAATTAGAATTATTAAATTTAAAATATGAGAAGGTTGAAATGGTTAGAAAATATAGCTCTCCATCTAAAGGTATACAGACATTGTATATGGAGCTATATATGGGTAAGACATTGAAGATAGCAAATGAATTATTATCTATGCTCTTTGATGGTGATTTAGTATTAATGGATTATATTATCAATGAAAATGAATTCAGAATACCAGTAAAATCATTGTCATCTAGCATTATCAATGATGATATTAAGAGTTGTTCATCAGCCCAGCGATCTATGATAAGTATGATTATATCATTAGCCTTATCAATGCAAGGATCAGGGAAATGCAATATTATAAGATTAGATGAAGTAGATTCACCGTTAGATGAAGGTAATAGAGCATCATTTATTCCTACTATAAATAGAATGATGATGGCTATGAATATATCCCAATGTTTAATGATATCTCATTCATCAGAATCAGAGTTGTCTAATGTAGATATAGTATCATTAAATTCTAATTATGAAGGTCCAGGACACGTAATCTTCCAATATTAAAAATGATAATATATTATACATCTGAGTAAAGAGAAGACTAGTAGTAAAAAGTTTTAAAACATCCCTTCGTGTAACATTCTGCTAGTTTTCTCTTTACGAAGTATAACTCCTTCTTATTTATTTTTATTGTAACGCAGGATAGGAGTTATCCTATCCGGTCTTGATCTATGTCAATAGCCCCTTACTATTGGCAAAATATATCCTGTATGATCAATTCGATCATACAGGATATTTATTCAAAAATATATTTTATTTTTATAGATGCGAGGGCCTAGACATACTGTTAAGTATGTCTAGGTGGAAAAACAAAACTATTACGCACACATAAATACCATTCATAAACCACACATGGAAAGGCTTTACGTAAATATAGAGTGGCAACTTCTATATTTAATTTAATGTTATACTTGTTATTTAAAAACGGCAAATAATAGATAGCGAATATTCACTATCTATTATTTCTCTGTAACTACCCAAAAACAAAAAAAGGAAAAACTTTATGAAAAATACAAAATGACATAATTAGACATCCCTATCTAATTATGAAATTGTTATAACTTTTTAAAACAACTTAGCAACCCCATGCAAGACAGAGTTGCATGAGGCTACCAAGTACCATCGTTACAATTTTTCGGAGGAGGTGTTCATCCACACCAGAATTCAAGCCAGTAAAACAGCTTCGAGTGAAAAATACAAGATGGTTTCATTTCAGCAGCAGGACCAATGAGACAATCTTGTATTTAATATATAGTTAATATTCATCGATAGCAGATTCTCCGATTACTACAAGAGGATATGATTCATTCAGTTTGATATTTCTAGCTGTATGATTTCTTTCATCAATAGTAGTATCTTCCATAAACATAATATCATGTTTATCTACATTCTGAAGAATCTCTCCAGTAGCCATATTCATAATTTCGAATGATTTAGCTCCTGTAGATTTGTCCCAAACTACAACTTGTTGTACATTAGGATCATTCTCCAATGCAATCATATGTTGCTGAGGAGTCATATTTTGAACATAATTATTATAAGCAGCAACATCATCCATAGTATTATTAGGTATTGTACCTGCTATAATAGCATCATTACGCACGGTCATATCTCTGGATGTTGGTCCAAGTGCTGCATAAGGATTAGGAACTGATGCAGTTACAAAAGCTTTATACATATCTTGAATAGCTTTATCATCATCTACATTATCGTTTAGATGAAGTTCTTTAGCTCGTTTCATTTCAAAGTCTTGTGCCTTTGTAATAGAGTTATTCATTTCCTTAATAGCATTAAGTTTATTGCTAAGCATTGATGCAGAAGCATCTGTTAAATTACTTAAATAAGTATATTTATTTCTAACAGTTTTAGAATTACGAAGTAATCTGATATCTTCGTTGATATCAGCCATACTTATATTGGTTTGCGCAATTACTTCTTTAAGCATACTATTAGTTTCTTCATATTTCTTCTCAAATGGTTCTAAGCCATTGTTATTAGAAGAAGATTTATTTTCAGAAACTCTTACTACTTTATTAGGGTCGCCAGTTCTTCGTTTTCTTTTTGGTTTTTCTTCTGGAATTCCAACAGGAGAAGAAATAACAAGAGAATCATCCTGACCTATTTTAGAAAAATCTATTCCTATATCTTCATCTTTAACTCCTGCTACTACAGGTTGGTTTTCAGATGGGTTATATGAATCGGATGAGTAATCATGATATATTAAATCCATAGTATCTCCTTTCACTAAGCAAATTATGCATTCTTACCATAATGTGAATATATTGAAATTATACTAGTCTGAAAACTATATAATAATACATAATTGTACCAAATTACGTACGATTAGAAAGGTTGGTAATAAAAATGAGCAATGAATTAATTAAAGGATATCCTTTTAATAGTAATATTACTTTATTAGATAATAGATATCATTATCCTCAAAAGAGAGAGGATGGAAAATATGATCCGGATTATATGCTTATGATATATAAAGATTTAGAAACTGGTAAAAAAGGTCATAGATATATTATGAAACCAGATTTCGATTATTATAAATTAAAACCTGAATATACAACAGATCATAATTTGTTTATTGTAGAGAAAGAGAAAGTAGATAAGATTACTTGTAAATATAGGGATTTATTAAAATCTATTGCTGAGAATACAGGTAACGAAGAATTCTTTTATGAGAATTTAAGAACTGGTCAATTTAGAAATAATCAATTATTGCACGAATTACCTAATATATTATTTAGCGATTCTAATATAGAAGACAGATACAAATTCATGTTTGATTTATATTATAAAAACGATATTTGTCCTGTATCGAAGGCATTCTTCGATATTGAGGCTGATACTATAGATATGAAAGGAGACTTTCCAGAGATGGGAGAGTGTCCTATAAATGCAGTATCATGTATAATAGAACAAGAAAATCTTGTAAAAGTATTTTTATTAAGAAACCCAAATAATCCGTTAATAGAAAAATTTGAACATGAAGCAAAAACCGATCCAAATTTATTTAAAGAATTAAGAGATTTTTTAATAACAACTGTAGGTGGACCAGAAAAAGCAAAAAAATATGGAGTAGATAATTTGGATGTACGTCTTGCATTCTTTGATGAAGAGATCCAATTAATATATTCATTATTTCAATTTATTAATAAATATGAACCAGACTTCTTATTGGCATGGAACATGGCATTCGATATTCCGTATATATATGAGAGAATAATTAACTTAGGATATGATCCAGCAGAGATCATGTCTCATCCAGCTTTTGAAAAGAAAGTGGCTAAGTATTATATAGATGAAAGGCATAGAAATGAATATGCAGAAAGATGTGATAGATATACGTTTTCTATGTATACAGTATTATTGGACCAAATGATTCAATTTGCTTCAAGACGTAAAGGTCAGTCAGCATTTAAATCATTTAAATTGGATGATATCGGTGAAGTTATAGCAGGTGTAAATAAATTAGATTATTCTCATATTACACATGATATCTCTAAATTACCATATTTAGATTATAAGACATTTGTATTCTATAATATAGTCGATACAATTGTTCAGAAATGTATTGAGGTTAAGACAGGTGACATAGATTATATCTTTGGTAAATGCGTAGTAAATAATACAAGATATGATAAAGGTCATAGACAGACTGTTTATCTTACAAATAGAGGAGCAAAAGAATTCTATAATCAGGGATTTATTATTGGTAATAACGTTAATAGAAATAATAGTAACGTTAAATTCCCTGGAGCTTTGGTAGGTAATCCTAAGCATAATAGTGATTATTCTAAATTAAAGCAAAATGGAGAGACTCTAAATATTATGGATAATCTAGTAGACTTTGACTATAAATCTCTATATCCAAGTATTGCAAGAGAAAATAATATGGCTCCAAATACTCAAGTTGGTAGATTAGAGATAGCTACACAGGTATATGAAAATGAAAATCCATTTAGATATGAATTTTATTATAGAGGAGGTAGATTCCTTATGGACTTTAATAACGGAAACTACCTTGAGGTTGGTAAACGTTGGTTCCATTTAGCATCTATAAGAGAGATGATGGAAGATTTTGAGGAATTCTTTACTAAAGTAAGGTTCCCAATAAATCCAATGCTTGATATAAATAGTGATGGATTTTATAATCCAATTTATCATTATCCAGATATAGAAAGTGGATTTTATAATCCAATTTATCATGATCCAGAAAATACATTTAGACCTATCATAAGGGATTCAGATAAATCTAAAGATTTTAAACCATATTTAAAGAAAATAAAATAAGGAGATTAAACCATGGAAAAATATGTAGGATTATCACTTGAAAACTTTTTAAAGATTTTTGAATACGTAAAGTATACAAAGAAAAAATGGTTTGCTGTGTCAGTAGAAAAATTTTTAGATATAGTACGAGTAAACGTATACGGAACAGATGATGATTTTTCATCTGTAACGTATATAGAATATATAGATTTCGCATTAAATGATGGGGATATTAATCATTGGACGTGGTCTGATGAAAAAGGAAATGCAGTTTCAGATTACACGTTATATTTTAATAAAAATGAAATCATAGCTTTGATGAAAGAAAATGAATTTGGATATATAAGCAATTGTAATGTGTATGACCAAATGGGTTATTCCAAGTTATGGGTAGGTAAATCATTTGTAGGTGATAAATTATATAAATTAGCTCGTAATGCTCGTTTATTAGGTCATGGATCAAATCCATACAGTATTGATAATCCGACATTGATTTATCATTTGGATGATTTAAGACAGAATGCAGATATTACGAACAGTTTATCTATGAAAGCTGGAGATGGAATGGAAATGGTTAATTTAGATAATAACATCATTACATTATATGGTGGTATGTATCCAATCACAGCTAAAGATAAAGTATCAATAACCTTATATGATTTACATGATGGAAGCAACGTTTCTATAGTAGAAATTGTAAAAAGTAAGCCAAAAGATTTAATGATTAAATGCTTACTAAGATATAGAAGTTTGTCAGAATAAAGGATGGAGTCTCCCTTACCATATAGAATTATCGCTGGAACAATAAGATAATTCGTGGTAAGGGAGGTTTCCATCCAATGGCAAATAGAAGCAGATTTAATTTTTCTAAAATTGTCAATCTGTCTAAAGTATTGAATAACCGAATGAACGACCACTACAGACAGACATATAACTCATCCAGAACCTCCAAAAAAGAATTGGACGATGTATCTGGCAGAGTTGAAG